AAATTAACACAATCTTGGATAGAAAAACAAGAGCGACCATTATGTTTCCACATTTCGTCTTTCACATCTTCAAGTAAAAACAAGGAAGATGAAAAAGTAAGACCATCGTAGGTGAAATTCCTACTATTGATTTTACATTTTTTCTTATTTTTTAGCGTTTATAATGGGCGTTTTAAATGAGAAAAGGTGTAAATACTCGTTTTTTGGAATATGTAATTTGAAAACTACTTTTTCACAATCATCATCATCGTCGTGACGATGAGTGTCCATTATCTCTGCAAGCTCTACATTGAATTCACTATCTTCGGCTGAATCATTTGTAATCTTAAACTTCAGTTCAGGAGTATCAATAATGTCGGTATATTCATTTTCATCAAAGTACCCATATTCTAAATCAATATTTGTTAGTGCGGAATTTACTAATATTTGTCTCTTTCTTTTCTTTACATCTTCAATTGTAAATTTAATTAAATCTGTTGTCTCTATTTCAAAACCTATACTTTTAATGTGATCAAAAATCTTGGTTTTACTTATGTCACCTCCTCTATATCTCCTGGTTTTCCTATGATGTACATTCTTTTTATTCTTTATTGTTTCTTTTGTCATATAATATAAAGATATATAATATTATGTATCATCATTTGCTTATTTGATAATAATAATCATTAAATATAACTTTATTTTTAATACTTCTAGACATTTTAGAAGCAGAAATATGTTCAACTTCGGCTGCTTTAGCTATTGTCTCCCATGATCCTAAAATTTGTCCAGTTTCTAATTCTACTTTTTCGACCTTTTTACCAGTTGATGACGTATTTTTATATTTATATTCATCACTTTTTAATGATAACCCATAATATCCTTCATTCGATCCATAATCTGTCCACACAGTTGCCTTCAATACATATTCACAATTATTTAGATATTCTTTTAATTCAAACATATCATTATTAGAACATTCTTTGTTTACACTATTTTTCCATCTTTTATATTCATCTAGAAGTGTTGAATTTAAAATTTTACCGCTTGGAGAAAATTTGCAAACTTGAAATATGAATGTTTCCACATCATTTGATGTAAATTTTTTGGTATATTTTATATCCTTTAGTTTAACCCCAATATACCCATAAACTACTTGGTTTTTATTTTGTTTAGAAAGTCTAGATGGTTTAAATCTAGTATCAAAATAATTCTTAAATGCATGAAATATTTCTTTTTGAGGTTTTATTTTGTTCCATATTCTAAATTGACCTTCTAAATCTACTGCAGCTTCTTCCACATCTGGACGAACAATACACATATCAATAACAAATTTATTGAATTTTTGTGTTAATTCATCTTCTGGTAATAATGGATTTTGGTAAGCTGATTTAGTTTCTAATGATAAATTTTCAAGAGAAGATTGTTGTTTTTCTATTAATTCTTTCATTTCATTAATTTGTAAATATAAATTTGTTAGTTCTATCTTCTGCTCTTCTATCACCTGTTTGAATTCTCTATTTTCATTCAATAATTCATCATTTTGTTTTAATAATTTATTAAAATTATCTATACTATATGTTTTTGACTGGATAATATCTTTAATATATTTTGTTAATTTTTCAATAGTAAAATTGCTATCATATGCTATTATCTCTGTTTTATTTTTACCCTTTACTTCAATACTACGTATTTGTTTTTTTATTTTTGGATGTGTTTTAATCAAATTTTCTATTTCTACTTTGTTTTGAACTCTAAATGCAGATACTAAAATAAAATTTGTATAATTTTTATGATGGTCTATAACTCTTGTTGATAAATCATTTGTATGGCCGAATTTAATTAATGTTTCTCCAATTTCATTTGTATTATCTATCGTTCCAAAATATATACATTCTGTATTGACGGGAAATTGAATTATAATGGCTTGTTCTACTGCATGTTGTTTTTCTTCTTCCAAAGATTGTTTAATTTGTAATATGACATTTTCTTTTTGTTCAAGTTGCATTTTTAATTCATTGGTTTCTTCTTCGATAATTCCTTGCAAAATCTCTTCTAGTTTCATGTAATATTCGTGAATTTCAGACGCCTTTTTAGTTTGAGTTTTTAAACACAAAGATTTAAAACATTTAATTGTTAAATATATTTTTTTAATATTTTGTCCACCATTTTGTTTTATATTTTTCTCTTTATTTAAAACCGCTCCTCCCAAATGAAGAGCGGTTTTATAATCAATATCAATAGTAAAATATTTTTCTAAAACACGTTCTATATTATATTTTTGGCTAAATCCTAACCACTTCCATATATTATCTAGATCTACTACAAAATCATTGTTTTTATCATAATTTAAATAACAATAAAAACTACTAACAAATAATTGTTGTTCAAATTCATTAAAATTCTCTTTTATTTTAACTAGTAATTTATTATTATATGTACTTGATAGCCTAGTAATAGGGTTTTTTTCAATGAGTTCAACTATATTTAAATCTGTCATTTTAATATAGTTTATTTTACAGATTGTCTTTATATTGTTTTTTACCGGTTATTATTTTTAAAAGCGGATTTTTAAAAGCGCTTTACCATTTACTTTTTTTAACTGCAATCTTAGGACCCTGACCTCTTTTCTTCACATTATTTGGATCATATTGTTCCTCATCGTCATCATCGTTGATTTGTTTAGACAGATCCCAGAATTCTTTGGATCCCAATCTGAAATCATTATGTGAGTCAGCTTTGTACCAAAAAACCTGATCCTGCAGTTTATTTGACTTGGCGTTATTATTTATCACTAAACACTCGTAATTTTCTGTGCACTGATCCATCACCTGACAAAACGATTCCAATGTGGGAAACATGCCAGCATAATTCTCATAAATACGCTTTCGATTTGCGATATAAGGTTCTCTCAAAATGAAGACGTAATCAATGTTAGTTCTTAGGGTCGGCGGGATGCCTAAAGGATATTGCATTGTGATGAGTAACATCACCTTCCAATGACGTCCGTTCATAAAAAGCAATCGCATCATTTTATCACGCGCCCAAGTATTATCATACAAACAATCATCTAAAATCACAAAAGTTCGAGGGTCAATCGTACTTCTACTAAATTGTTCTACTTCCTTCTTTATTTGCTTTAATACTCCTCGTTGACGTTTTAGGATATTTTCAATAATTGCAGTATTGTATTCATTATGTATAAAAAGTTTTGGAACTAATTTGCCGTAAAAACCGTTGCCCTCCTCTGTACCAGAAATGACCGTCCCAATAGGTATATCTTGATGATAATATAATAGATCGCGCACCAAGAAAGACTTACCTGTGTCACGACGTCCAATTAAAACAACAACAGGTCCTTTTGATTCATTGGGTTTGAAACTAATACTTTTCATATCAAAACGTTTTAACTCTAAATTCATTATTATAAATCAAAGAATTTAGAGTTAATTATTAAACGAATGTCTAAGTTCGAACGTCCAAGTCTGAACGTCCAAGTCTGAACGTCCAAGTCTGAACGTCTAAGTCCGAACTCTTGTAATATATCTTATAAAGGCAATATAAGCAGCACCTCCTATAACTATTGATGGAACTAGCAATGCAATAAATAAAGCAGTAATCATTTGTCTTGTCTACATATTATATACAATTGCTCTTAAACTTTATTTAATATATTAATTATAAGTTAATCAATAATAATAAGTTAAATACTATTATTATTAATATTTTATTTAGCTAATGACAATTTCTGTAAACTACCAGAAGAGAAAAAATATTAATTTGTTCAACAAATTTCAAACTAACAAAAACGTTAATTTAACACAGGTGCAAAATTATATTCCTATTTATGATCGTTTTTTTTCATTAAATAACACCAATTTTAATGCAATTAACTTGAACCATCGCTGGCATATTTCAGATATTAAGGAGCAAAAAAATAAGGATCTAGATGAGGAACATATTTTTACTTGCAAACTAAAAAATATAAATGAAGATGATGATTTATCATCTACTCAGAAAGTCTTTATTAAAATGGCACCACTTTTGGACCCTTTCAAATATCTAGTGGGAAAATACAATCACAATGATGCCCAGTTATTTAATCTACCCTCTTTTGATCCTAGTATAAAAGTACATCCGAAAATCGCAGATACTAACAATTCTTCATTTGTGGACGGATTTTTTTGTTATTTAACTAGTCAAGCTTTACACGAGCATCAGTTTCTTCATGGATTAGATTATTATGGGTCTTTTTTGGCAATAAAAAATGACTATAAAATTAATATAATTGATGATCTCGATTATTTAATTCAGTCAGATTTCTTTAATAAGCAAAAAAATGTATTATTTACTGTCGAAGATTATTCTCATTTAGTTACAAATTCAGAGGTGAAAGAGTTAAAACCGTTAAAAATATCTACTAGTTTAAAATCTGTTTTATCAGTTAAATCTATTGATGAAACGCTATTTGAAAATATTTTTGAGGCAGACAATTCTGTCTCCTTAAATGATATTAAAAATATGAAGGTAGACTTAGTTGATATTACCAACTCAACTGAGTTTGATGTTACTAACCAAAAAAAGTCAGAAACATTAAAATCTGGTTCTACCTGTTCCTCTCGTACATCTCATACAAACGACGATGATTTAAGTGAAGGTGACGTAGAAAATGTAAGTGAAACGGAGAATTTAAATGTTAGTAGTAAAGGTTCTACAGATGGAGATGAAGATGAAGATGTTAATGAAGATGCTGATGTTGAAGATGCTGATGTTGATGACGACGAATATGCTGATGAAGAATTCGAAGATGACGATAGTAGCATAGAAGAAGAAGAATTAATGCTAACCTTTCCAAAGTTTCCTGTGCAAGTTATTTGTATGGAGCATTGTGAAAACACATTCGACGACTTGATTATGAACGAAGAATTAAAGCAGGATGAATGGTTGTCAGCACTAATGCAAATAATAATGTCCTTAATTACCTATCAAAAGATGTTTTCTTTTACACATAATGATTTGCACACAAACAATATCATGTATGTACAAACTAACAAAAAATTTCTATATTATATTTACAAAAAGAAGACGTATAAGGTACCTACTTTTGGAAAAATATATAAAATCATTGATTTTGGCCGAGCCATTTATAAATTCAATGGCAAGTTATTTTGCAGTGATAGTTTTCAAACAGGCGGAGATGCGGCAACACAGTACAACACAGAGCCATATTTTAATGACAAAAAACCGAGATTAGAGCCTAATTACAGTTTTGATTTGTGTCGTTTAGCGTGTTCCATTTTCGATTACATAGTTGATGATGTAGAGTCTCTCAAGACTTTGTCGCCAGATAATGAGCTATATTCAGTAATAAAGTTAATTGTGGAATGGTGTATAGATGATAATGGTATAAATGTTTTATATAAGAATAATGGTGTAGAAAGATATCCAGACTTTAAATTGTATAAAATGATTGCAAGATATGTTCATAATCACACGCCTGTTGCACAATTAGAACGCCCAGAATTTAGTAAATTTTTAATACAGAATAAACAAATTCCAAAGGCTGAACAAATAATGAATATAGACGAATTACCGTCGTATTCTTAAAAAAATAACTTGCTACAAAAAATTAATATATAATGCTATTATATATTAGTAGAAATGGCTAGTGCAAATTTTGGATTTATAATCACGCGTCATGTTAATTCAGAGAAAACAAATCGTTATTGGAACCAGAATGTAAAGTTAATCAGAACATTTTATCCACTAAAACAGATTGTAATCATAGATGATAATAGTAACCAACGATTTGTGAAACCAGATTATCCTTATAAGAACCTCACTGTTATTCAATCAGAATATCCAGGACGCGGAGAAATTTTACCTTATATTTATTATTTGAAATACAAATGGTTTCCAAATGCAATTATAATACATGATAGTCTGTTTGTTCATAGACGTATACCTTTTGAATTATTTAAGATGCCAGTGTTACCTTTGTGGCATCACGAATATGATAAAGAAAATTTGAATAATATACTAAGAATAGCATCATCTCTTAATAATAATTTTGATTTAATTCGAAAACTAAATGGAAATGAAATAAATATTCTTGGTTTAAATAAAAATAAATTTAATCTCTGTTTTGGTGCGCAAGCGTACATAAAATTATCATTTTTGCAAAAGTTACAAGATATATATAATATAAATGAGTTAGTAAATGTAATAAAAAATAGAACAGATAGATGTGCTTTGGAAAGAGTATTGGGACTATTGTTCTGTCAAGAGTTCCCTAAACTAACAAAAATTAATTCTTTGTTTGGCGATATAATTAAACAAAATCGTGCATTTAATTATACTTATGAAGACTATAATAATGATTTAAAAAAGAAGAAAGTGATATATCCTTTTGTGAAGGTGTGGACAGGTAGGTAAACCTTTTACAGGGACACTAAGACCCACATATTATTTACAGGGACACTAAGACCCTCTGTTACACCGGTGTAACACCTCTAAAAGGGCGGATTATCGGTAAATGCAATTGGGTTTGTTGGTGAAACAGTTTCATGAATAACTGGTGTTAGTTGGCTCAAAATAAAATGTCCAACAATTACACTGACATAAACCAATAATGTATCTCTAACTAACAATTTAAGAGGCTTAGGTTCATTATCGATATAGCGCATTTCTAAAAATTTGGCAATAAAAAAAATCACTGCCACTATTCCAGCTGCTAAAAATATATTGCTCATAGTAAAATATATTTTTACATTTCTAATTAATTAAAAACGCAATTTATGCTAAAACTTCAATATCGTCAAGTAAAAGATCCGGCTCTAATTTAACTTCTGGTTGATTAATAACATGTACATCCAATGTATCTAGAGACACATCTTCATTTAAAATATTTAATTTTTCATTTTCCTCCTCTTCTTCCATCTTGCGTTTAATATTTCTTAACACACTAATTTCTTCTAAACGTTCATCGGTTTTAGGTGCACTAACAAGTTCTTGTTTACCATCATCGCCAACGACTGCATCTACATCATTAAATTTTAGGCTTACGTTGCCATCATTTCCTTCAAATATCGTCTGTGTTTCGACCTTTTCAGGTACATCAAGTATTTGTTCTTTAATCTCTTCTACAACATCTTCTTCTACCGTTTCGTCCATATATGCACGCAAAATGGTTTCAACAGGTATGCTTTCTCTTACAGCATTTAAAATACATTCCTGCACAATAATTTCTAATTCACGATTGTGTTTTTGTACTTGAAGTGGTGGTGTATTGAGTTCAAAAAGATAAACATTTTTATATACTTTTCTAGCAACATTGATATATGCTTTATGAATAAAGTCGTCTAATTTAGGTATATTAATATCGATTTTCTTTTGTTTTTGGCCAACACGCATTGCTGTTAGTAGTTTTAGTTGAATAATATGAATACAAGTGACTAATTCTTCTAAATAAGAACAGCCACTTCGTTCAATAATTCTTTTTCTTTCGGCTTCAATAATATTTGCATTCCACTTAGGTATGCGTGTAATAAAATTTTGGAATGTCATTAAATATTTGTCTGTTTCGCCATTATCTTTACATAACTTGTACGACTCTTCAAATATAGACTTAAATCCCTCAATAATAAGTGGCGTCAAAATAGTTAACAAACGAGCACCCCATTCATTCTTTGACTCGTGCAACGAACTAACATTGAAATCATCCATAATGTAAATATTTGATGTTAAATTTTCACTATTTAAACTCATTTTCTAAATAATTTGTAGCCATTGTGGGGGCAATAATATATTATTATGGGGTACTTAAAGGGCTTTAAGTTCTTTTGCAAAATATTATATTTCGGCCGCCACAATATATTATTTCTAAAGCTACTTAAAGACGTGACTGAAAACCGGAATTTTCACAAAATATATTTTTTGTCTGCATATTTGCTTTCGTGTCGATAATTATTTTTTCTGGAAATTTTTTAAGGGATCATGGGTTTTTTGTATAAAAGTCGGCGAGGTTTTCAAAAATGGACAAAAATAAATGTCCAAAAATGAAAACCCCAAAAAAGTTTAAAAAAATGCAAAAAAAAACACGTTGTGACGATAATGGTCACAGTCACAGAAAAAATAACGCAAAAAATGTGACGATAAAATTTTTATTTTTTAGAAAAACTATTTAGGAACTTTTTTGTGTTGCTTATATATCAACAAATGGCAACAGATTTAGTTCCAAAAAGTTCCAATATTTTTTTCTGCAAATTTTGTGACTATACTACGTATAGACAAAGTCAATATGAACGACATGTCTTGACATCTAAACATATATCGGCAACAATCGGCAACAAAAAAAGTTCCAAAATGCCAATTATTTATTACTGTGAATGCAGCAAACAATACAAAGATAGAACTGGTTTATGGCGTCATAAAAAAAAATGTACATTTAAAAAAGAGGAAAAAAATGACGACAATGAAACCACCACTATTTATAATGATGAACCTGAAATAACCATCGATGAAGAATTTAAAATAACACCCAAAATGTTTTATGATTTGTTGAAACAAAATAACCAACTTCAAAAGAATTTGATGGAATTAGCATCCAAACCATCCATCGGCAACAATAATAACGTCAATTCTAATAACAAAACATTTAATTTACAGGTATTTTTAAATGAAACATGCAAAGATGCTCTTAACATTAATGAATTTATCAGTCAAATTACACTTTCTATTGGTGATCTAGAAGAAACCGGTAAATTAGGATATGCCGAGGGTATCAGCAAGGTATTTATTAAAAACCTTAATGATATTGATCTAACTAGGCGACCCATTCATTGCAGCGATTCTAAACGAGAAATATTATATATCAAAAATGAAGATCAATGGTCTAAAGAAGACGATAATAAGACTACTATTAAAAATGCAATTAAACAAGTTGCCAACAAAAATATAAAACAAATTACTGAATGGCAAAAACTTAATCCTGGATATTCTAATCCCGAGTCGAAACAAAATGATAAATATATGAAAATTATTTTGAACTCCATGTCGGGATCATCCAAAGAAGAGTCTGAGAAAAATTACGAAAAAATAGTGCGTAATATTTCCAAAGAAGTTGTCATTACACCTTTTCAAAAAAGGTGTAGCCAAAACTGATAATATAATACACCTTTTCCAAAAGGTGTAAAAAAGGTGTACTTACATAAACGACATATTATCTAAATTAGTTACCTTATCCAAGAATACAAAATTCAGTATAAATAACAACAATAATTTCTCATTTCTAATTTCCTTTTTTACTTTATTAAAGGCAATTAACATTTCATATTTTTTTTCAATTTCTATTTTTGCAAATCCATCTTCAATCAATTTAATAACATCTAATGCATTATAAGCCTTTTCGTACAATTTCGTCACCAATAATAATAAATCATTTTCATTTATATTGTTAGTTATATATTTTTGCAACTCTTTTTTCAACCACTCATTACGAGTATTTTTTATATCTGTTAATTTAAAAGTTTTCTCTAAATTATATTTGTATAAATTAATTAGCTCTCCATTATATTCTGGCTCAGGTATATATATTTCACAAAATCTAGATAAAATTGGTTTTAATAATTTATATTTATCCTCTACTATAATAAAAAATCTCGTATTGTGACTAAACAACTCAATACAACGTCTCAATGCGGATTGTGCATCCATTGTTAGTTTGTCACCATTCAACAAAACAATACTTTTAAATGTATTTCCTCCATTTGAGTTTATATGCGTTTTTGCAAAGAATTTTAATTCTTCACGAATAAATTTTATTCCTTTTCCATGCGCACAATTTACGTGCATCACAAAATCTTTTATTTTTTCTTTGTTACCATCATAAATCATAGATATAAAGTCATTTACAATTGTACTTTTACCTGAACCACATGGTCCATTAAATATGATATTTGGTATTTTATGTATTTTATGAAAGTATTTCAATTTGGCTTTTATATTTTCATGAATATTCAGTGTCATAATATGTTAACTAATATTAGAATAGTGTTTTTATATTTTAATATTACGTATTTTATAATTATTCATTATTAAATTAGTTCACCCTCTTTTCAATGTACTTACACAACGCATTATAATATTGCTCATAGGACAAATTCGGAGACAACCTACTTCTATCCATTGTTACCGAGCAGCCTCCTGTTGACAAATACGAAACATCAAAATTGATTATTTTTCTATCAAATGCCATATGAATGATTTGCTCTACTGTTTTTATACGATCCGGGTTTACATGCAAATGTAGAGATAGTTTTGACATTGGCATTCCAAAAACTCTACAGGTATCGATAATATATTCAAAATCTTCTGGATCTAATGAACCACATGTGTCAGAAATACAAATATCATCTATATCCATATTATGGAATTTTAAAAGACGATGTATAATGTAATCATTGTCTATTCGCCCTTCAATAGGACACTGATTTATACATGAAACATACAATCTGACACTCGGTTTAATTGCACTAATACACAGATCCTCTAAAATATATAACATTTCTAGCAATTCACTATCACTATCAGCTAGCGACATCTTTGTGTTTTTTAATTGAAAACCATTGGAAACAGAAGTGATAAATGAAAAATGTGTAATAAATGGATTATTTATTACTGTACGTAATTTCTCCTTATTCGGAATTAGCACATGCGATGTTGGTCGATTATATGTATCGTCATCTTTATGATAATTATATATCAATTTAGATAAAGGGATAGTATCACTAAATACAGGCAACACTTTTTCAGACACAATTGAACCAACCTCTACAGATTTGGGATTATATTTGGTAACAATATCATCATATATCTTCATTTTATGGTCTGTTGTAAATGCTCTTTGCTCTTCTTTGCTTAATGATTGAAGTCCATCACGCAATGTTACATCAAATGGCTTCGGTTGTCCTAGCAATAAATATGCATTTTCATATTTTTTATTTTTTTTGCAGTGCCAAAATTGAAACCACGATACATAATTACTTTATCTTTATAACGAGGCGCATTATAGATAACATCGTTCCATCTTTTCAAGAGGTTACTTATATCTGTTAATACGGTTTCATGCATTTTAT